CAGACCAGGAGCTGGAGGCGTGCCTAAGGCTGGTTGAGATTGACGCAGGTGAGGATGCTTATGACTTTGCTCGCTACATCCGCGCCGCCCGCCGCCCCAAGCCGCCGAGCTTGAAGGAGCAGGCGCTGGACGTTCTGCAGCGGTACACCTCTGGCAAAACAGTGCTCATGGATTCGGGCATTGACACCATCCGCCGCGCACTGGAGCAACTTGATGACTGACTTCCGCGCCTTGTGTGCTGAGCTGACCGAGTTTGTTGCTCGTCTCACGAAGCACTACTACCAGCCAGCAGAATTACTCACTCGCGCCCGCGCAGCCCTGGCTGAGCCGGAGCCCGAGGTGGCGGGAGAGCTGACCGATCAGGAGCTGCTGCGCTGCGCGAACATCGGCACACCCTGTTACGACCTCAAGGGCTGGGAGCGGGAACTGCGGATGATGCGTGCCGCCATCGCCGCCGATCGCGCCCGCTGGGGCCATCAGCCTGCACCCCCAGCCGACGGGGAGGTGGCGGAGTGCGCCGCCGAGCTGCTGCAGCGGCAGGCGCCGCAGCCGGTAAGCGTGCATGAGCGGCTGCCGGGGCCGGAGGACTGCGATGCGGAGGGGAGGTGTTGGTGGGGCGGAGAACAGTTTGCGCCAGGGGATTCAACGTGGATTCTTGGCTTTCCTGCCTGGGCTCAGCGATTCCCTGAGATCCACCGCTATTGGCTCCCCGCCCACGCCCTGCCGCTGTCGGAAGCGCAGGCGGTGCGGGACGCGTTTGGCACCTACCCCCTGCGGGCAGATCACATTGGTGAAGACCTGATTCCTGCCCTTGCCGCCGCCCTACGTGCTGCTGCGGATCAATTGGTGCCGGAGACTGTGAAGCCTGACGACACCTTTTGTTGTCCACCTGTTGAAACGATTGTTTGGAAACGCTTAATGAATGTGCGACAGCACCTCCTCGCCATCGCCGCCGAGCTGGAGGGCGTCAATGACTGAGCATCCAACTCCCATGCCACCTAGCTTGGCGGAGCCCGCCTTAGTCGAGCTTGCCTTGCTGCAATCACACGGTGCCGTAAATGCCCCGGCGATTGCTGCTGCACTGCAACGGTTGAAAGAACTGGAGCACATGACTAGCCGCTCCCCCGCTGCGCTGGAGGACGCCGTTGACCCTGCATGACTGGCTGGTGCTAACCGCCGCCTACTGCTTGATCTGCGGCCTTAGCCTGTGGCTGGCATCTAAGGTGTTGCCATGAGTCCCGACACCGCGCCACCCCAAACCCTCGACGCAATTAGCCGCGACGGTGGCACCATCGAGGTGCTGCAGAACCAGCGCGGTGAGATCTACCACCGCGCCTGCGCTAAGGGATACTGCCGCTATTGCGAAGACCGCTGGCAAGCCGAGCTGTACCTAGACCAGCTGCTGGCCCGCTAAGTTGCGTGGCCAAGCGCGTGGCTAAGTCGCGGGGCCGCGCAGCTAAGTTGGGGGCATGACAACTAAGCGCGAAGCCATCCTTACCGCTGTCCGCACGGCACTTACGGATACCGTGGGGGTCAGTACGCGGATCTACCGCAGCCGGGTAGAGCCCGTGGCCCGTGCCGAAAGCCCTGCGCTCATCGTCGAGCCCATAATCGACTTGGTGGCGCAGAACACGTCGCTGCCCACGCTTGACCACACCTTGAACATGCGTGTGGTTGTGATCGTCCGCGCCGCCGTACCAGACCAGGAAGCCGATCCCATAATTGAGTCGCTACACAGCAAACTTATGGCCGACCTCACCCTAGGCGGTCTATGCATCGACATACAACCCGGCCCAACCGAGTTCACGCTTGAATCCGCCGACACACCAGTAGGCGTAATTTTCTGCAATTACCGCGTGCTTTACCGCACCTCCGTCAGCAACCTGGCGATCTAAGCCGCACCGCAAGGACTTCAAGCCCCACCACTTAGCCTGCCTACCGAAAGGGGGCACTTACCTCCACACCCGAAAGCCGGCACACACCGGCCCACCCCAAACTCACACGAGGTAGGAACTAATGGCGCTTACAAGGAAGCGGCTAATTCTCGTTAAAAAAGAAACCACTTACGGTACTGACAGCACACCGGCCGGCACCGACGCGCTGCTGGTGCGCAACCTCGACATCACTCCGATCGAGGCCGATCTCGTCAGCCGCGACCTGATCCGCCCCTACCTGGGCAACAGCCCGCAGCTGCTGGCAAACAGCCGGGTTGGCATCACCTTCCAGGTGGAGCTTGCCGGGTCTGGCACGGCCGGAACTGCTCCCCGCTTCGGTGCGATCCTGCAGGCTTGCGGCATGAGCGAAACGATCGTGGCCACCACCTCGGTGACCTACGCCCCGGTCAGCGCCTCCTTCTCCAGCGCCACCATCTACTTCAACAACGATGGCATCCTGCACAAAGCCACCGGCTGCCGTGGAACGTTCACACTCAACGCCGCCGTGGGCGAAATCCCCACCATCGACTTCACGATGACCGGCGTCTACAACGCCCCGACCGACACCGCTGCCCCCGCCGTCACCTACAGCGCCCAGGCCAGCCCCCTGATCTTCAAGCAGGGCAACACCTCCTCGTTCCAGTTCTTCTCCTACGCCGGCTGCCTCCAGTCCGTAACCTTCGACATCGCCAACAGCACTGTCTACCGCGAGTTGGTCGGCTGCACCAAGGAGGTGATCATCACCGATCGCAAGCCTGCTGGCACGGTGATGATCGAGGCCCCCACCCTGGCCACCAAGGACTACTTCAGCACCGCGCAGACCGAGACCACCGGCAACCTGACCTTCCTGCACGGCACCACCGCCGGCAACCGCGTCACCCTGAACGCCCTGCAGTGTGACATCGCCAACCCCTCCTACGCGGACCAGGACGGCATCCAGATGCTCAACATCCCCTACATCGCCGTTCCCACAACCTCCGGCAACGACGAAATGAGCCTCGTGTTCACCTAAGTTGCGTGGCGCCTAAGTTGCGCGACCTCTAAGTGGCGCTGCCTTTGGAGGGCGCCGTGCTTGTTTCGTCCCCGTCCCCATCACCACTTATGGCAAAAGCTGCCCCCTCTCCCGTACCAGCGCCGCTGCCCGCCGAGGGCGGCAGCTACCTCCTCGACCCTCAAACCGGTAAGTGGGAACTGCTGGACCGCACCGAACCCGCCCAAGCCCCCACCACCTCAGACACCGAGCCACCCTCAGCAGATCCCTTCGACACCCCAGCCACAACAGACCCCATAGACACCGAACCCACCGACTAAGCCGCCGCGCAACCAAGCCCCCGCGCAGCCAAGCCGCGCCGCCACTTACCACCACGCCACTTAGCGTGGTGGCTTTTTTGCGCCTATAGTGAGAACGCACAGTACACACCCCCTACAACTTATGGCGTTCGTTCGCAAGAAGGTCAAAACCTTCAAGTGGCCTGTAACCATCGAAGAACCCGCTGACGGCGGCACGTTCGACTCCAGCACCTTCGACATCACCTTCAAGCGCCTGGGCCGTAAGGAGTTCGGCAAGCTCAGCGAGAAGGGCGATCTGCCCCTGCTCAAAGCCGTCGTGCTCGGCTGGAACGGCATCAGCGACGAAGACGGCACCGACCTCCCCTTCTCCATCGAGGCCCTCACCGACTTCGCCGACGACCCCTACTGGGTGCGCGGTGTCCTGAAGGCGTACACCGAGACCTTCGACGGCGCTAAGTCGGGAAACTGAAGGGTGCGGCGGAGTTCTGGGTAAGCGGAAACACTAAGCGCGAGGAGGACAAGACCGAAGACGACGCTAAGGTCTTCGGTCTCGCTTTGCCGGACAGCGTTAAGCCCGAACCCGCCGCCCCTTACGAGGTCTGGGACGAAAACTGGGACATCGTAATGATGTTCCTAAGAATGCAGACGCAGTGGAACACCACCATGGCGGGCTACCTCGGCTTGAAATACGAGGTGCTGCTGATGCCTGGCGGCCTGATGGACCTATACTGCGTGGACGACCGCCTCGACATGCTGGAGGGCCTGCAGATCATGGAAACTGCCGCTCTCAGCGCGTTGGCTAAGGGGGAGGATAAGCAGGATGGCTAAGCAGATTGAGGATATTATCCTCAGGCTGAAGCAGGAAGGTTTTGAAAATATAGATAAGATAAAGGGGTCATTTAGAGAACTAAACAAGGTAACAGGCTTTACCGAAAAGGACATTACCTCTGTAAGGGATGCGCTGTTTGATTTTGCCAAGACTGCAGGCAACACGGAGGCGGTAAATAAGGGCCTGATTTCTGCGTTTCAGGGACTACGCACTCAGGCAGATCTATGCGGCGCTGCCTACACCGAACTGAGCCGCGATATTGCAGACTTAGAAGCAGCTTCACGCGGGTACACCGCACAAGCAGTAGCCCAACGGGCTAGCCTCTCCGCCCAGTACGGGGCTATCACAAACAATACAGAAGCACTGCGGCGTCAGCGTACCGCTCTGATTGAGCTGCAGCAAGCCACCCGAGGAGGATCACAACTATTTACGCAGCTCGGTACAGACATACAGAGAACCACAACTAGACTTGAAGAAATAGAAGGAATACAAAGGCGCACCAACGCAACTTTAAACAGGGGACTACCCTCGTCTTCAGCAAAAATCCGTAGAGACTTACAGGATGTACGCGATCGAATCTCCCTAGAACAGGCAGAACTAGAGCGCCTTCAAACACTTACTGCTGCAGAACGCAGACAATTCAGCCAAGGCACAGAGCTACGAGGACAATCTGGTGTAACCCAAGCCATTGCCGAACAGGAGCGTATACTTGCGACCTTTAGACAGCAAGCAGGCGCCCTAGACCTAAGCGAAAACGTAAGACAACGACGGCAAGCGGTAAGAGACGCAAATGCTCTCTTCATGTCGCCAGACTTTACTGGCACCGGCTCGCGTACCGCAGAAGGCTTAACCCGCAGCTTTGGCGACCTACCTAACACTCTCGCAGGTATAAACCAAGGCCTTTCTGAGCTGCGCAACCGGCTTGACAATACAACTATAGGTACAACTGCGTTTACTGATGCGGCTATACGCGCAGCTGCGGCGCAACGGGAGCTGAGAGACGCAACAAAGGGAGTAGCGGCGGCTTTTGTGCAGCAGCTAAGCACAGGCGATATTGCGCCATCCCTAACAAATCTGCGGGAAGTCATAGCTTCTGTACGCACTGAGCAGGGACTGCTGGATACAAGTACCAGCAATGATGCTCGTGCATTCCGGTTACTGGAACTTCAAGCACGTTCACTGGAACGGCAGCTAAGCGCACTGCAAACTACACAAGCCAGCCTGGCTGCGACCCCGGCGAGCGGATTTGCAGCATTTTCGCAATCAATAACACCGCAAGAAGGAGACAAGGCAGTTCAAGGTTCCATACGGAGAAATAGGGGGTATCAAGAAAGAGAACGTGTCCGCCTGGAAAGAGAGTTCGTCGCCAGTCTTACGGATTTTGAAGCGTCGTATGCCGGCGCTCTAGACAACCTACTTAGTGCAAAATTAAATTTTAGACAGCAGGAAGCTAAGCAGCTTGAGCTAGCGGACGCTAAGGAAGAGGAAGCGCATCAAGCTCAGATGGCGCGGATTCGAGCAGAGGCTGCTGCTGAAGAGCAGCAGTTTAAGCGTGAGATGCAGCGCCTAGACCTTCTAGCACAGCAGCAGAAAGCCGCTGCCTCTGCTTTAGGTCTGGGTGGCCGAGAGCTGTCCCCTCTCTACCAAGGCATCACAAACCTCGCCTCTGCTTCAGTAAGAAGAGAGCAGTCCATGATGGGACGTAGCGCAACTCAGGTACTAACCGATGTGTTTACCGCTTTTGACAAAGGTGGCCGTGACGTAAACATAAGACAAAAAAGTACACAGATTGGTGAAAGCATTGCACAGGGCATTACAGCAGGTGCTGTAGATGCAAAAACTCTAAATAGCGGAGCAAATAAGCTTTCCCTTGACTTCATCACGGCACTTAGCGGGGGTCGTGGTGGTCGCACGGGAACGCCGCCACCTGCCGCCGCTCCCATTCCTCCATCTGCTCCCTCCGAGTATGACAAACTAACGGCGGCAGTTACGCGCTTTGGATCTGTAAGTAAGCGCAGCACAGAAGATTTGCGTGAATTTTCTTCCAGTCTGCGTGGTCTACAGGACATCCTTAGTCCTACTGCCGCTGATTTCAAACAAGTAAATCAAATTATTGAACAGCATGGTCAGCTAGTTGATCGTGAGTTAGAAAAGCGACAGAATCGCGGCACCAAACGGCTTAGCGGAATGCAAATCGCCCAAGGCGTCGGCGCAGCACTTAGCGGCGGCATCTTCGGCGGTCCCGAGGGCCTCATCGGCGGTCTCGGCGGCCTAGCAGTCGGCGGCGTAGGCGGCGCCTTCGCTGGCGCAGCTTTTGGTGCGCAGGTCGGCATATTCCGCCAGCAGCTTGCCGGCGTCACCGAATACTCCGCCGGCATTGACAAGCTGCAGATCGCACTGCGCGGCATCGTCGGTAGCCAAGAGGCTTACAACCAAGCCCTCGCCGCCGCCGCCTCTGTTACCCGTGACCTCAACATCCCCCAAGAGACGGCGATCCAGGGGATGACACGCCTAAGCGCTGCGGTACTGGGCGCCGGGGGCAAGGTAAGCGATTCTGCGTTTGCGTTCCGCGCCATCAACGAAGCTGTGAAGGCCACCGGTGGCAACGCCGAGCAGGCCGACGGCGCCCTCTTAGCACTTACACAGGTCTTCTCCAAGGGCAAGGTCAGCGCCGAGGAACTCAACCAGATCGCTGAGCGCCTGCCTGGCACGTTCACCCTCTTCGCCAAAGCCGCCGGCATGACCGGTCCCGAACTGCAGAAGGCGCTCCAGCAGGGCCAAGTGGGTCTGAACGACCTGATGAAGTTCCTGCAGCTAATTAGTAGTGAGTATGGGCAGACGGCACTCAAAATCGCTGCATCCAGTCAAGAGGCTGGTGCGCGTCTAAGTGTTGCGTTCAAGAATATGCAGCTTGAGGTGGGCAGGGCGCTGCAGCCTGTCGGCGCCTCACTGCAATCCGCCTTTGCAGATTTTATCACCAAGATTACGCCAGCAGTAGTCGCGGCAATGAAGGGCCTCGCCGCCGCGTTCGAGTTCTTGATCGAGAACAAAACTGCATCTGGCTTGGCCACATTCGCTTTACAACTTGGTGCTGTTACTACGGGTTTGCTAGCACTACGCAGTGCCATGGCATCGCTCGCTGCTGTAAATCTTGCAGCATTCTTTACCGGTACTGCTACTTCGGCAAAGATAACCGGCGATGTTATGGCGACAACTGCACTTAGTGCGGGAGGTCTTACAACCAAAATCGCAGGACTGGCAGCCGTTGCAGCTAGGCCCATAGTCATAACTATAGTTATTGCTGGCGTCTTAGAGGCTTTGAAGCGTCTTGGAGATGTGCGCGCAGCCTTTGATGACTTCAAGAAAGCGACTGGGCAGACTAGCGGACCCGCATGGCTTAAAGATATGGGCGGCTCCGCTCTTAATCGCAGCCAACTTAGTAAACTAGCTGCTGATACAAGCGCTGCTTACAACTTTAATGTTTCCGAAGTTAAGAGACTGGAACAACAAAAGCTAAGCGTAGAAACTCAAATGTATGCTGTTGATGATAATGTATCGGCAGCGGCCTTAAATCAGCAGCTTGTAGCTATAAGTGCTAAAATTACAGCAGCGCAGACGCGTGTAAAAAGTACTAAAGCAAACCTTGATGCTATCTATAAAGCGCTACAACAACCTGGTGTCTCAACCGCCTATACCCCCACCAATTTACCTACTGCGCCTAGCGACGATAAAGATAAGGCCAAACAAGCAGCAGACAAGGTCGCTCGCGAGGACCAAGCAGCCGCTGCCGAACAGCAACGCTTGGCCAACACGCTGCTCGATCAGCAGCTCCGTGCAGCCGATCGGGTGTTCCAGCACCAAATTGAGCTGGACCGTCAGCGCTACGAACTGCAGAAACGCCTCGACGATACCCAAGCACAGAACCGCATCTTACGCGAAACAGGGGTTGCACGCGACGTTGTAAGTAACTTTGAGGATCTGCAGCGCAGCCTGCGTGACATCGAGGAGCGTCGCACTGCCGCCGCCGAAAACGTGCGCCTGGCCAAACAGGCCCAGCAAAGTGCTGCCATCCGCGCCACTTTTGAGGGCCAAGGCGCAGCTAAGTTGAGCGGTACGGCTGGCTTTATAGCCAAGACCGGTAGCACGGGCGATAGCACAGGCCCGCACCTCGACGCGCGTTGGGCAGATGGACGCCGTATCACGGCACAAGACGTAGATCGCTATTTAAGTATAAACGGACGTAATCCTTCTAGTTTTGGCGTGACTAGCCCCTATGGACCACGCCAGCTATTTGGGCGTAGTTTTCACGGTGGTATAGACCTTGGCACACCTGCGGGGAGTGGCATTGCACTGAAAAGCGGGGCCAGTCTGCTGCGCGATTTAGGGTTTACAGGCGCCGGTGGTTACGCAGTTGAAATAGATACACCGGAAGGAAGGATGCGCTTGCTGCATCTACAGGCAGGATCAGCAAAGCTACCTAAGGGCGCCGCCACGCAGCAGAACCGCGCCATCCAAGCGGCCGGTAAGGCAGGAATCGAGAGCCTCGACGTAAACCAGGCTGAGTCCCTACAGAAACTTATTGATGATAACGCCGCTAAAGAGCGCGCCGCTGTGCTTGAGCAATTCACACTCAAAGCTACCGAAGCGCTGCGCGAACAGAACACAACTATGCGCGACAGCAACGCGCTGCAAGTCCTGCGCAATCGCCTAACCCTGGAAGGTGTAAGCCCCGAGCGCATAAGCCTCGAAGAGGATTTGCTGCGTATTAGTCAAAAGCAAAACGAGGCACAGCAGACATACTTAAAGCTCGTAGCACAAAAGCCCGAGCTAGCTGGTAAACTTACGGAGGTTTTAGCTGGAATAAATGAGCAGTACGCTGAACAGGCCCGCCTCTTGCGTGAAAACGCAGCTGCTTCCGATAACGCTATAGCCAATCGCATAGGCCAGCTTCGCCAGCAGCGCAATGAGCTAACCGACATTCAAAAAGTCGCCGTCAGCATGTCGCAAACGGTCGAAAGCAGCCTAAGTACCGCGATTAGTAGCGCCGTCACCAACTTAGTGACAGGCGCCCAGACGATCAAGCAAACGCTGGCGGAGATGTTCTCAAGCATCGCCAAGGCGTTTATCGACATGGCGGCACAGATTATTGCTAAGCAGCTTGTTATCATCGCATTGAATACACTTGCTAAGGTTTTCGGATCTTCCGGCTCCTCCGGTTCATTTACAGCAGACGCAACACCACTAGCTGATACCAACTGGGGAGGAGGAAGCGGAGGTATCTTCGGGAACCTCGGCGGCACCGACTGGGCTCAGATTCCGAGTATCAACGAGACCATCCCCATGCCGGGCTTTGCTAACGGCGGAATTATGACGAGCACTGGTCCGCTCCCGCTTAGGAGGTATGCGGCTGGGGGTGTTGCGAACAGCCCGCAAATGGCGGTGTTTGGTGAGCGCGGTCCAGAGGCCTATGTCCCGCTGCCTGATGGTCGCAGCATTCCGGTCAAGATGAGGCAGCGCACCGAGGCACTCAACCGCTACAAGCCGATCAGCGCGACTGGTACGATCGCGGCTGTGGGAGATCCTGCTGCTGTTGGCGGTGCCGGCAACCCGGCGGCCGGCGGCCCCATCGACGTGCGCTACAGCGTCGAGCGAATCAACAACGTCGAGTACGTCACGGCAGAGCAATTCCGCAACGGAATGCAGCAGGCCGCCGCACAAGGCGCACAACGCGGTGAGCAGCGTGCATTGCGTAGCCTGCAACAGTCAACCGCTGTGCGTAGCAGGGTAGGTATGCGATGAGCGAACAGGCGATCGGGCAATACCTCGCGCTGACCGGCACCAGCACGCAGTATTTCCAAAACTACTGGGTAAATCAGGACGTAGCGTGGCAAGGCAAAACTTACGGCTTCTTGCCCTTCGCCTTTAGCGGTGCCACCACCACAAAATCCGGCGACAACCAGCCAGCCTCCCTCGGGTTTCCCAACAACGCGCTGGCACGCGGCTGGGCTGAAACCGCGATCCGCGAGCGGTGGCTTGCACGCTGCTACGTGATGATGATCGACCCAGCCGACAGCAGCAATCCAACGATGCTTGTCAACTACGTGGCGCAGGTCGTTGCCGGCTCGTGGAGCGATAACGGCATCGAAATCCGCATGGCATCCGTACTAGACGCAGTAGGTGCCGACATACCACGCAAAAAGCTAACCAAGCAACTGGTCGGCAACCTACCAATTACAGCAAACGTCCGCATCCAATGATGGACCTGATCGGGCGCCCATACCGCCTAGGCGCCGATGGCACCGATCCCGATGGCGCCTTGGACTGCATCCACCTTGTCTACGAGGTGCTCAGCAGGCTGGGCATCCGCACACCGCCATTTAATGCGGCGTGGTACGACGCCAGCAATCGCACTATTGCGCGTGATCTACTGCGCTGGGGTCGTCGTATCAGCCCACCGATCTATGATGGCGACGTGGCCATTCTTCCTGCTGAAGGCCATTTCGGCATAGCATGGCATCAAGGAATCCTTTACATCAGTCACGAGCTTGGCAAGGTGGCATGGTGCCCTATCGGCGCGATGCACAATATCCGCTTCTTCCGTACGAAAAGCAGTTAATTGCTACGTTAGGGTGCTCGGAAGACGAATACCGCCTATTCATTAGAGAAGCGCAACGTAGGTCAATAGTACGTGCCGCAGGGTATGAGCATATCCCAGAAATCTACGCGGCATTACCAACGATTGTACCTATTCTTATTAACTTAGTCATTGGCGTTGCGCTTACTGCCGCCTCATATCTACTTACCCCCAAGCCCAAACTAGACAGCCCCGCACGGCAACGACAGCGCCAATTAGGCGGCCGCACCGGGCGCGAAAATTACGCACCATCGTTTGGCTTCGATTCCGTACAAGACCTCGCCGCGTACGGCAACGTTGTACCTATCGCGTTCACCAAGCGCGAAGATCACAGCGGTTACAGCACCGGCGGCTTGCTGATCTCCCCGTCGCTGGTCTGGTCACGCCTCAAGAGCTGGGGCGGCTTCCAAGTCATCGAAATGGTAGCCATCGCCGGCCAAGGCAAGATGACAAAGCCGGATCTCGCCGGCATCTTCCTAGGCAACAACGCACTGGACAGTGCGTTTGCAGATAATTTTCAGTTCTACTGGAATAGTGGATCAAACGAGATATACCCTGACAGCAGGCTGCGTGGTGATCACTTGCGCTATGGCAGCCTTTCAATGCCAGCCGCGCCAAAAGCAGGCGAGGACGCCTTTATCTGCCCCACAAGTAATGGCATTGAAGACGTAGGCTTCTGCGGTGCATTTACACCTAGCAACCAAACACGGTTCGGTGTGTATGCCGGCATCCCAAACGGCACGCCAATACGACCAAACTGGGAGATCGTTCAGCTGCTAAAGGATGCGCCAGAAGAAACATGGGATCAGCAGCAAACCAACCAGCAGAAGTTTGTAGAGCCATACCTGCGTGAAACACACGAATATGGCGGTGGTGATCGCTCAAAAGACCGCCTCAAGTCTGGTATGCCAGGCACTGGGCGTAACTATGCCAGACACGTTGGCATTATCGCAATTACAAGCGCAGCGACAGGCAGCAGGTATCAACTGCCTGATCCCATTGAATCGCGCCAACCTATACCAAAAAGCCAGTCGGAATACACCGTATGGACTGGTGCAATCAAGGAAGAGCGCTTTGTAGCCGCAGGCGATATTATCGAAGTTCGCGTCGGACAGGGCCGGCAAGATCCGGAGCCGTTTGATGCGCACGGCCAAGACTCAACAAAATCACGACTAGACGATATACGCTCAACCACTGATTCTGAATCAGTGCAATACGAGCAAGCGATGACCGTGGGCGACACGTTTATGATCGGCCGCAGCGTATGGCAAGTCATTAGCCGCTCGCCGTCAAATATCGTTCTAGACAACGCAAGCAATACAAAGTACCTTACAGCAAAGCTTAAGTGCCTTGAAGCGTGGAGTACCGCGCAAAACAAAATTGGCATTGTTGCCGAAAAGGTGATCAGCGAAACTCACGTACTGCCTTACGGTGTCGATATTGACGAGACATGGTATCCAATCCTTAAGGTTGATTTTGGCAGTGTACGCAACACGCGGCCCTGTGATGTAACCGAGATCGGCATTAAATCGCAAGTATGGACACGCTTTAACGGTATCACAAACTTCAGTAGCGTGCCTTCGCCAGGAGAACTGTATAAGTACAACGCAAAAGGCATCCAAGTACGCGAAGGCAAGAATACAAGTTACGCATTCCGTGTATCGTACTTTGCGCTTGATGTGCGCCCTGCTAATGCAGAAAAGTTCTACTCACTAAACACTAACGAAGGCTTCGTCAACCTCGCTGTGTTTGCTGTTAGAGGATCGACCCCGCAAGACATATTTAGCTTTATCCGCATCAAACATCCATCAGAGTCCATGTATGAGTTCAGGCTGCGTCCGTTCAACAGCGCAGTGATCTCGCAACAGGGTGATGGAGACTATGACGTGTTTGAGCTGCATGGTGCGCATTCTCCATACGTTGAATCAACAGCTGATACCTACATGGGACCGTTTACCGTAGGCGGTCGCGGGCGTTATATCAGACCGATCGATCATTTCACCCATCGTCAAATGGTTGCGCGGCCTGAAGTGCTGAACGAACTTGTCTATGGCGAATGGATACCAGCGGATACATTCACTGTCCAGTTTCTTAATGCTTACAACGCCGACAATAACAGTATTGCCGAAGCACGTACGCTTAGCAATATAATGTCAAGCGCGTCTGGCGTTGATCCGTATTACAACAACAGGCCGGCGGGTTCTATCTATACATTCAGCACATGGAGCTACAACGTTGAAGCGCCTACTCGTACTATTACTATGCGCGTCACACTGCGCGCTTACTACAAGGCATATAGCGGCACGCCTCGCAATATGTGGTGGGAGATCATCAAGACCGAAGTTGCAAGCTATACAGGCGAATGGAACGGCGGTGAAATCTTCTATAAGAATGCAACCAATGTAGCTGGAGTCAAGTTTCGTTTTGCCTATCGCGTACTGCGTGCCAGCACATACGTGCCTTTCGATAAACCACGCCGCGCTACGCGAGTATGGGAATACTACAGCGGCATTGCAGAAGTTTCACATTACGGCGATCTGATCACTCGCAGCTGCGACAACGGCCCTGAACATGAGGTGGTTTACGTCAATGAAAGCGTTGCAGAAGATCGAACTGTTACTTACAAGAACTGCGCAACAGTTGGCTTAAAGCTGCAATCTGCAAACAACTTTTCATCGCTTGATCAGCTGCGCGTTTATGTCGGTGATGGCGTGCATGTGACCCGCCTAGTCGATGGCGGCGTTGGTCCGAGCAACCTATTCAGCGATCTACTTTGGTATCTCGCCACCGATACGGATACCGGCGCTGGCGCTGCAATCAACGTAAGCCTGCTGGACCGTGATCAGCTAGTCGCTACCGGCAAATACCTACGCGCCAACAAGCTATTTTTTGACGATGTAATTGCTGAGCCGGTAAACCTGCGCAGTTGGATGGCGGAAAAGGTGCCGTCATTGCTGTGCTTTGTTGCAATCAAAAACGGCCTGCTTAGCGTCAATCCCGCACTGCCGATCAACAACAAATACGAGATTGCTAACGTCCCAGTCTCTATTAGCGCTATGTTCACCGATGGCAACATCATTGAAGGTAGCCTAAGCATTGAGTGGCTTGATCTGGAAGAACGCCAAATGTTCCAAGCGGCTGTGATGTATCGCCGCAATCCGTACAACAAGCTGCCGCAGCAGGAGAGCATCGTTGTGCGCTACCTCGCCGCTGGCGCGGACGCACTACCGCTTGAAGAGTTCGACCTGCCGCACATTACAAGTCTCGACCACGCCGAGAAAGCCGCTAAGTATTTCCTAGCAGTACGCAAGCACGTTACCCATACAATTAACTTCCAGACTTTGCCCTATGGTGTTGCGCTTTCACCTGGCGATTATATCCGTGTTGCCGTGCAGCAAAGCCCTTACAGCCCCACTAATAATGGCATTATCCTCGAAGACGGCACTGTTGTAAGCGTCAGCCCGATGACGGATGGTAACTACAATGTGTACTACTGGGAGCGCAACATGCCTGATACCGACGAAGGCACGCTAAAGATACGCAATGGTACTGCAACCAACATGCGCAATTCGGTCTTCTCGGTCAAAAACACACAGGCGAGCAGCCAGGTGTATCAGGTGGAAGCGATCGACCTGAACGAGGACGGTATCGTGGGTATAAAGGCAAGCAGTTTTCCCGTGGACAGCCAAGGTCGCAGCCTGATTGCCGCCGATGTGCTCAGCACTACTGCCTTTGAAATCATCGGGCAAGGTGAAGACTGATGGCATTCCCTACGCTCCAGCCGACCAGCCGCAACTTTGACGCGGGTGACTATCCCGTAAAGATATTTAAGGCGCAATCCGGCGCCGAAGTACGCATTATGTACGGAAGCAAGCGTAGCGGCATGATGCTCACGCTTAGCTATGACAATATCACTGATACCAATGCAGACTCTTTTGTAACGCACTACGATGAAGTGTTTGGCGTCTACACCACATTCAAGCTGCCAAAGGCCCTGCTAGCTGGCTGGGAAGGCTCAAGTACAACGCTCACCGCTATTAACACCGGCAGCAAATGGCGTTACGCAGAGCCGCCCACGATCACCAGCGTGCGGCCCGGCCTCAGCAGTGTTCAGGTGAAACTGCTTGGCGTTCTCTAGACTGATCACAGGAGGATAAGCCATGGCCAAGGTCTATACAGGCAGAGATGGGCGGCTGCTTCTCGGTGGAACGACCTTGGTCAAGGTCACGAGCTGGCAGCTGCAAGCTGACCTAGAACTGCTGGAAACGACCACCATCGGCGACACACGCCGCACCTTTACACCAGGAGTTCTTTCCTGCAGCGGTAGTGCTAATTTGATATACTATAAGGAAAATAGCGGTAACATAGCAGTAAGTCCACTGCTTAAGAAGCTGATAAATACAAACAGCGATGGCGCTACCGAAGCCGATGCTGTCACGCTCACACTCCGCTTAGCGGACGGATCTGACTTAAATGACGTTAAGCTAACTGCTTACATTACAAGCGGACAGCTTGGGGCTGCTGTTGGCGAGATTGTAACAGCTCAGATAAGTTTTCAAGGAACAGGCAATCTCACTACGGTAACAATCTAGTGGCAGTATATCTCGGCACGTTTGGCAGGGTTACATTACGGCGTAAGTCCGACCAAGGTGCCCTGCTGTCTGTAATCAATTCATCAGACGTAAATACGTCTAGAAAGAGATTTTCTTTTGATTTTGATCCAGGCTTCCTAATTACTGGTGACAAAATTGAAATAACTAGCACAGACGGTGCGACGCTCGACTGGATAAGCACTGCCGGATGGGCTAACGGAGTAAAGCAATCTAACGGTAAGTGGTTTGTGCATGTAGATGAGCTGGGCAGCATCAAGCTGTACTCGACGTTTGCAGACGCCGTAAATGGCACTACTGCTAATGCCATTGCGTTGGACGCACTTGCTACGCAGGTGCCCATAAAGGTGGTAGTTGCAAATACAAAAGACCGTATCCTAGGTGCTATTACTAACTACGAGCTTAACACTCAACGCGAAGCTGTGGATGTCACAGCGTTGTCGGACCAGTTCCGGTCGCAGTGGTCATCGTTGATGTCCGGTTCCGGCCGCATCAGCTGCCAATGGGACTACGTGGACTGCTGCGGTGGCGGCGAATACGAAGTAGCACAGTACCTCCTGCAACTAGCGCTCCGCACAGAAGTAGGCAGTGAATTTAGCGCTAAGCTCTACCTAAAAACGGACCAGTACAATCCCAGCGGTGTTGCAGGTCAAGCTGACGATACAATCTGGTACGATGTAGACGGAATAATCACAAACTCTGCGGTTCAGTTCGCTCCAGGCACTATCGTAGAGATGACCGCAGAGTTCATTACGACAGGACCGATTCGTCTCAAGGTGAAAACTATCCCAGAATATAAAGTGCTACAAGAAGACGCTTCGAGCATCCTCTTGGATCAGGATGCGTCTGCTAGCCTACTTCAAGAGGCTAACGAGTAACACGCCGGGGTGACATGGCCGACCTAAGGATTTCAGAACTAGCAGCCTTAGCCGGTGCTGACCTGGCCATCGGTGATCTACTGCCGATCGTCGATCTATCGGCCAGCGAAACGAAAAAGATTACCGTTACCGACTTTCTTGGCTACGCAGTTACGCTGCTTGCGGATAGTACAATTCCAAGTGGCAAGATCATCTTTAATAATAACTCTATACCGAGTGCAGCGTTAATAAGTGGTAGCATTACCGAAACCCAGTTAGCCAATGACGCAGTCACGGCCGCTAAGCTAGCAGACTCGTCAACCGTTCAATTTGTTGCAGCACTACCGGCCAGCGGTGCATTTATCGGCCAGCTCGCAGTTGATATTGCAACCCTTGCCACCTATGCCTGGAACGGTTCGGCATGGCAGTCAATCAAGGCTGCCGGATCTATCAGTGCAGTTGTTGGAGACACCACAAGTATCATAAACGTCAACGTGGTGCAGTCGGGCACTACTGCCACAATTACCACCACGCTGGACAACACAACCGAGGCTGCGCAGTTCCTTGCGGGCCCGGCGGGCGCCGCTGGAGCGGTGTCCTACCGGCTGATCACAGGAGCGGATCTACCGACTGCCACAACCGCCGCGAAAGGCGCCGTGCGTGTAAACGGCAATGGCCTCACGATGAGCGGCGATCAGTTGCAGATCAACAACACCGTTGCCGCCAACTCCTCCGTCTATCACCTTGTCCGCTACGACGCCAATGGCCTGGTAACCGGCGGCAGGCTGATCACCTCAGGCGACCTGCCGATCGCAGCGGCCGGCTCCATCGGTGCGAGCTATCCAGGCACGGGCCTTAGTGTCAGCACCGATGGCCAGCTGAACCACAGCAACGCAGCAACAGCCGGCACCTATCCCAAAGTCACGATTGATGCGCAGGGGCATGTCACAACCGGCAGCAGCCTGCAGGCCGCCGACATCCCCAACCTCGATGCGTCGATCCTGACCAGCGGCCAACTGCCAACAGACCGCATCGCCAATGACGCTGTAACTGGCGCCAAGCTGGCCAACAGCAGCGTCACTCAATTTGGCGGACCAGGCAGCACATCTGGCATCACGATATTTCCGGTGGCGGAGTTCACCGGCCAATACTTCTTCGACAGGATCAACGGCGATCTGTACCTCTGGGATAGCAATGCTTGGCAGCCGATTACGATTACAAGCGGCGAGATCGTCTTCGCTGGTACGTTTAACGCCAGCCTCGGTGGTGGTGTCGGGCAGGTTGCATCCGTAACAGCAGCCGGCGCTGCACTCGGCCTGACAGTAGGCGGCGCACTGCCGGCTGCATCGGCTAACAACAACCGATATTACGTTGTTGTAACTGTCAACGGAACAATCACAAGTGGCAACGCTCCAGCCGGTGCGCTAGCTGCGCCTGACATGATCCTGTCAAATGGCACGGCATGGCAACTTGTCAAGGTATCCACCACCGTTGCTGGCGTTGCACAGGCCAGCGGCATTACGTTTACGCCTGCCGGCAACATAACGGCCAGTAATGTTCAGGCCGCGATAACCGAGCTTGACACTGAAAAACTTGCTCTAGCAGGCGGCACCATTACAGGCGAGGTACTGATCGGCCCGACCGGTGCATTGGCATTCGAGGGTGCAACAACCAACGCATTCCAGACATACATCGCCGCCACCGATCCAACCACAGCAGATCGCACGATCACGCTGCCGGATCGGAGTGGCACGGTCATCACAACTGGCGACACCGGCACCGTCACCAACACAATGCTGGCCGGCAGCATTGCACTTAGCAAGCTGGCCTCACTGACCAGTGGCAACATTATCGTCGGTAGTGCAGCCAATGTACCGACTGCCGTTGCTGTAAGCGGCGATATTACAATCAGCAACGCAGGCGTAGTCGGTATCGCGGCAGGCGTAGTCGTAAATGCCGACATCAGCACAAGCGCTGCCATCGCATTTAGCAAGCTCGCGCCACTCAATAGCGGCTCCATTCTGGTCGGCAACGTAAGCAACGTCGCCACCGCTGTCATTCCAACCGGTGATGTAACAATCACTAATGCTGGTGTCACATCAGTCGTTGCTGGCTCGACAACAACAGCAGGTAAACTGCAACTTACCGATAGCGTTGCCAGTACCAGTACTTCGACCGCTGCAACGCCTGCTGCCGTCAAAACCGCCTACGACCTAGCCAACGCGGCGCTACCCAAGGCGGGTGGCACGATGACAGGCGCGATCACATTCGCCGCTGGACAAACCATCACTGGCTACGCCGCACTCGCAACCGCACAGACCTTCACCGCCGCTCAGCGTGGCACGGTAAGTGCTCTGACGAGTGCAGCTACTGTCACACCAGACTTTGCTGTAGCCAACAACTTCAGCCTCACACTGGGATCAGCAGTAACGCTGGCAAACCCAACTAATCTTACTGCAGGCCAAAGTGGAGCGATCGTAATTACGCAGAACGCCACAACTGCATATACTGTTGCTTATGGCACGGCCTGGAAATTCTCTGGTGGCACACCAACTATGAGCACCGGTCTTAGCAGCGTGTCTACACTGGTCTATTACGTGGAATCAGCCACGCGCATCACCGCTCAACTTCTTGTGAACGTAGCATGATCCCTGGCAGCTCTAATCCGCTCCTTTTCTCCAAAGGACTGACGTATCAAGTCAGCAGAAGCCTGCGTTTCAACGCTACAGATTCGGCCCATTTGATCAGGACGCCAAGCGTTGCTGGCAATAGGAAGAAGTGGACATGGAGTGGATGGATAAAGGTATTTGACGTGTCTAGTGTTCAAGTTATTTTTTCAGCCGGTCCGCTTAGCACATCAGGAGACCCAACAGGACTAGCGACATTATTTATTTCGTCAGGACGCCTATGGTTTAAGTGTTGGCACGCAACTGGATCAGCCACTGAAGTTACGTCTACAACATTCTTGAGAGACGCAACCTCTTGGTACCACATACTTGTTTCTCTAGATACAGATAGCGCAACAGCATCCGATAGAATCCAGCTCTATGTAAACAACAGTAGACTTAGCGTATCAGGTACATATCCGCCTATTAGCACTCAGTACAGCGTAAACAATACAGTAGCCCATAACCTCTGTCGTTATGTATGGGACGGTACATATCTGCTGGACGCCCAACTTGCAGAAATCAACTTCGTAGACGGTCAAGCTTTGCTACCTACTAGCTTTGGCGCTACGGACGCCTATGGCGAATGGCAGCCGATCCCTTACAGCGGCACCTATGGCACCAATGGGTATAAGTTGAATTTCAGCGACAACTCGGCCGCGACAGCTGTAACACTCGGCAAGGACCAGGCTGGAACCAACAACTGGACACCCGTAAATCTCAGTGTTACAGCCGGTGCCGGCAATGACAGCCATGTAGACAATCCCACCAGCTACGGTACAGATACTGGAGTTGGCGGCGAAGTCAGAGGAAATTACGCGGGACTTAATCCGCTGCACACTTACCTAGCATCGACGACAAATGGTGGGCTTGACTGTACAACAGCCACTGGCTGGATTGGATCTACCCATCACATGTCAACAGGTAAATGGTATGCAGAATTTACAGTCGTTAGCGGTACTACTCAGATGTTCGGCGTATGCACTTCAGCGCATAACGCAACAACGCGCCCATGGCAAACTGCTGGCACGCCAGGCGTAACCTATTACGTCCTTGATGGCCGCGTATATGTAAATGGATCCACGGTAGCTACCGTTGGCGGCGCAGCGGTAAATAATATTATCTCCGTAGCCATCGACGTAGATACCAGATCAGTTGTCATCAGAAAGAACAACGTCATCGTCACAACGCAGACAATAGGAGTAGCCAGCTCCTATATGTTCTATGTATCGGATGGTGGCACCAGTTCTACTGCGACTGTCAATTTCGGGCAACGCCCCTTTGCCTATACTGCTCCAAGCGGCTACAAGGCGCTATGCGATACCAACCTAGATGCGGGAAGCATCACAACAAACGGTACATTTACAGGCAATGCAAACGCTAATGGACCATGTGTCTGGCTTAATGGCACACCTACAGCGATGACAATCAATGGCAATGCCGTCACTTTCGGCACTCACGCCGATAAACTAGCTAGTGGATTCAAGCTGCGCACAAGTAGCTTGACGCACAACGCCAGCGGTAACAACACATACTCTGTTACCACAACTGGTAATCCATTCAAGTACGCACGCGCTCAACTCAACCCCTGAGGCAACATGGCCAGCTACCAGCTCCCCGATGGTCGTACCGTCTCCACCGACATGGCGTTCACCTTGGGTGAAGTCCAGTATCCAGACAACTGGCTGCTGTTTTCCACCGCAGAGGATCGGAAGGCGCTTGGTATCACTGGTCCGCTAGCGGAACCTGACTGGTACGACCAGCGTTTTTACTGGGCCCCTAACGATCCCAAGGATCACACTCAGTTGGTGGAAGAATACGTGGCTCACGTAAGGCGCAACGCCAGCTCGCTGCTTGGTGACACAGATTGGATGATAATCCGAGAAGTAGATGATGGAACGCAAGTGCCAGCAGACATCAAGGCGTGGCGCCAGCAGATTCGCGTAACTGCTAGCGAAAAAATTAAGTCTATTACTTCCACGCAAGACACAGCTAAGTTGGCCTCATACGTAACCAGCGGCACATACAGTGCATGGCCTGTTAAGCCTGTTTCCAATGCAGGCGCATAGGTATGATTGCAGCCTTTCTTCTATCGGCACTACTGCTAATGGGCTACTGCCTCTTAGCAATCAACCCACGCACTGATGACTGATGGCCGCTAAATCCAAAACTGCACTGGGACGCGTTGAGCACAAGTCAGGCAAGCCCAAGCGCACCCGCCAAGGGCAAGGGCAGCACAGCCTGCCCAACCACGGCCGCAAGAAGTCGCGCGGCCAGGGTAAGTAGTAGTGCTTAGCGCTTGGTAGAGCAGGCGATGTACCTAGAAGTTACGTGCCACCCGGTTTAGTCTGGAGACAAGACACGCCTTCCGTATGGCTGCCCCTACACCCGAATCGGTCACGACCATTGTTGCCAGTCTGCTGGCCGGTTCCGAGATCCTGAGCCTTGTGCCCGGCGTTCGCGCCAATGGCTGGGTCCAGCTGATCCTCTCAGCAATGCGTGGCATTGCCTCTCGCAGGCGCTGAAACAATGGGCGAGCCAACACACGGTGAGATTCTCCGCGCTATAGGTGTGCTTGAAGGTCAGCTCAAGCAGCTCCTCGATGCCGCAATCTCCGACAAAGGCGAACGCAGCTCTCTCGGCGCTCGCGTAGGCCGCTTGGAGACACGCATGGCACAGGTCGTGATCCTAGCCGTTGTGGCCGCCATGCTCAGCCCCATCATCTGGTCCGAGATCAAGGGGGCGTTTGCTGACCGCCAGGCCATTCCACAGCATCTTCAACGCCCATGACATTCAATCCAGTTCGCCTTGCCGACCTCTTTAAGTATTACAGAGGCCTACCCCACCAATTAGCCGCAATAAGCGAACTGGAAGACGCACTCAACGCAGCCGCACCTGCACTACTAAGTAAGGAGCAGGCGTGGTTCAAAACGTGGAGCACTGTCGGTAAGCAAACGGATCTCGCACCAGCGATCCAACTGATCAAGGAGTTTGAGGGCTGCCGGCTCAGCGCCTACCCCGACCCTCTCAGCGGCGCCGAGCCCTGGACAATCGGCTACGGCACCACCCGCTACTCCGCAGGCACACCAGTCAAACGCGGCGACAAGATCAACGTCATCGAAGCAGACATGCTGCTCCGCCTGGAGGTGGACCGCATCGCCCAGCAGCTCCGCGCCATCCCGAACTGGAACGCCATGAGCGATGCTCAGCGTTCCGCCCTCGTCAGCTTCGCCTACAACCTCGGCGACTTCTACGGGCACACCGACTTCGAGACCATCAGCGCCGCCCTGCGCGACAAGAACTGGGCCGCTGTTCCCGCAGCAATGCTGCTCTACCGCAACCCTGGGACGCCCGTCGAAGCCGGACTGGCCCGCCGCCGCAGGGCCGAAGGCGAACTGTGGCTAAGCGGCATGGTTCCACAGCTGCAGCAAGATAAGGTGCAAGACTCGAAGCCACAGCAATCGAAGCCGCAAGAACAGCAGCCGCAGCAGGGCATCTTACTTCGCGTCCCTTACGAGGCGCAAAACGACAACAGCTCCGGCACCGGTTACCGCGAGTGCTTCAGCTCCAGCGCCGCTATGGTGGCACGCTTCTATGGCAAAGTAAGTAGCGATGACGCCTACAACAAGATTCGCGCTAAGTTCGGTGATACAACTGATTCACAGGCACAAGTAAAAGCCCTGCAAAGCCTCGGCCTAGAGGCGCGACTCCGCACCAACTGTAATGCTGCCTTCTTGGAGGCCGAGCTGCGTGCAGGCAGGCCCGTTATGGTCGGCTGGCTGCACAAAGGCCCGATCACCGCCCCGACAGGCGGAGGGCACTGGAGCGTCGTCATCGGCTGCACATCTGCCGCTTTTATCCACAACGATCCAAACGGAGAGGCAGACCTGATCAACGGCGGCTACGTCAACCACAGCAAAGGCGCCGGCATCGCCTACAGCCGCAAAAACTGGCTCCGCCGCTGGGAAGCAGACGGCGCCAACACAGGCTGGGCACTGCTCGTAAGTCCTAAGTCCTAAGCTGCTAAGAGGCTAAGCGGTTAGGATACGGTATTGCAAACACTGCACAGCTTATGAAACAGTACGTTCTGGAGATTGAATACACGATTGTGGTTGAGAGCGAGGAAGAGGATCCAGAAGAGGTCAGCCACGACTTCGCGGCACGACTAACCGAGCTAGCACCGTCTAACGATCACATCCTCGGCCTTTCGGTCAACGTCCTGCCAATCCCCGAATTGCGTGGATCATCAGATTGATGGCTCCTCTCTCATCCCCAAACGAAGTGCAAAGCAACGATTCAGGCAGCAGATATTTGACGCATGGCAGCATCGCTGCGCCTATTGTGGTGAATCTGCTGACACCCTGGATCATGTAAAGCCCCGACACAAGGGCGGCAACACCGTTACAAGCAATCTCGTTCCAGCGTGCCGTGAGTGCAACCGTAGTAAGGGCAGCGAGGACTGGTACGCCTGGTACGCAGCACGTCCAACTTGGAGTGCAGAGCGTGCGAGCAGAATCCAAAGGTGGATAAGCGAGTAGGCTGGCTTAGCAGTACCGCATCCATGTCTAGTAACGAGTCAGAAGCACAGCACTGGTTAGTGCCGGAACTCGATCTACAGACGCAACTGCGTCAGGAGCTGGACCGCCGCACAGCCGCACGCCTAAGTCGCGACGAATTATCAGAACTCGTAGATAAGCTGATTGTTGATTGGTATCACCACAATAAGCTAATAGATAACCTCTTAGGACGCGTACGTCGTATGGAGGTAGACCTAGTGCTTAGGGATGCTAAGCCGAGTACAACAGAGCCTGCCGACGAATACTACGAATGGGTCAGGGAGATGTTCCCCGACATCTAAGCATCGCTGTTTAACCAAAAAGCTGCACAGTCCTTAGCGTGCTTACCTCCGCTTCGCTTTCCCTCAGGAAAACCTAAGCTGCACGCACCATCTACAAAGTGCCAGTGTATGCACTGCGGACATCTAACCTTACCGGTAGTTACAACACGAGCATCTGCATAAAGCTGCTCCGCCTCCATAAGAGCAAGCTCAAGCTCAGTTCCACGTAGTGGAAGCTCGATGACCCCTTGCTTCGTCTTAAGGCGGAGCAGCCACCCCTCATCTTGGGGGATCAGCACCATCCTCCCCGAGTGGTATCGCAGCGATGGCATCCTTCAACTGTCCTAGCGTCCCATTATTGGTAATGTACCTAGAAAAATGCGGCCACGCATCTAAGCCACCTTCAGATGCGTGCGTGCTTAGATTCGCCACACCCTCCCGCTGAACCCTCCACACATCTCCACCAAGGCTGCGCAGTAACTCAGCTTCATTCTCAAACCGCACATCATCAACAACCACACGCTCATACCGACTGGCCCGCGCTCTCCACACCTTCAGCCACACATCTGACGATATACACTGCCTCCCCCACTCCGTGCCGAGTGTCTGCAGGAGGTGGCGCGACGACACCCCCAACTCCTCCAGCACCTCCTCCTTGTCCTCATGCAGCAGCCACCTCACCTCTCCCGGTGTACGCCCCACCTCAACCAACAGCGCACCTACCATTAGCTTCAACGGCTCAGCAAACGGCACACGCACAAACCCACGCAACTCCAACTCCCTGCTTACCGTCGACTTACCGCTCTGTGCAGCAGACGAATAAAGGCCAATCAACTTAATCATGCAAACCTCGCATGTCTGAGTTTAAGACGCATTTTATTATGCGCCACCTGTACGCGCTGCCGAACACACTCCCTCGATACACCATCCTCTTTAGCAATACTAGATAGCGTCATCGGTTCTGCTGTCTCTAGCCCGTAGCGTCTGCTGATGGTATGCAGTTCTTCCTGACTCAAACAGTCAAGCGCAATTCCTAACATCGCTTCCTTTTCGTCCCTTTCCATGCAGTCGATCTGCCTATCAGTCGCCTCCGCATCCGAAATCATGTCCAAAATGGAGTTCCCTGTGTCGGCCACCAGCTCATCCAGGCTGCGGTGCCACGCATTCCGCGCCAGCAACAACTGCAGGTGATCAACGTCAATGTCTGTCGCTTCCGCAAGCACCTCTAAGGTGGGGTACTTACCATGCAGCTGCACATACTCTTTCTGGTAGCGCACAATCTTATACACCTTATCCAGCCCGTGCTGCGGAACGCGAATAAGCCGCTCTTTAGTGTCTATGCCGCGTGTTATCGCCTGCCTAACCCACCAATAAGCGTAAGTGCTAAACTTATAGCCTTTGGTTCCGTCAAACAATTCAACGGCTCGCGTGAGTCCTAGGGCACCCTCCTGCACTAGGTCCATAAGCTCCATACCATTGCCATTTAGTCGTCGCGTATATTGCTTGGCAACAGTGACTACAAGCCGCAAGTTGCAGTTGATCAGCTTACGGGTGGCACGCTCCCCAACCCTAAGTATGCGCTTCTCCTCTACGGTCGGATCCTCTTTACCGAGTAGGGGCTTAGCCGCGTTGATCTGACGCGACAGCTGAATTTCCTGCTCAGCTGTGAGCAACGGATAGCGCCCAATCTCGTTTAGGTACTGCTTAAAAGAATCAGTCACGGGTGTCTAGGTGGATAAGGGGTGTAGGTAAGCGCGAGCTTACGACGGTGCGGTAGGGCTCTGGTCGATGAGTTTCACAGCGCGACGCCTGCCGCACCGCTCCACCCACCGAAACGTACCAGGGGGCAGCAGCACCTCGACCGCCTGGATCGTGTACCACCGATGCTCGCACGCATGACAACGCCTGCGTCTAACGATCTGCCCCTCTGTAGCGTACGCAGTCGTAACCACAGTAACGCGAGCAGCTGCACATTTAGGACAATTCACAATGCTAAATTACCGTTTTAGTGTTGAATTGAGGGTCGGATTCATCAAGGGCATGGGCCAAGGGGTCAAAGGAGCCCTCAACCTGCGCATCACCCAAGGCCGCTGGTACGTCCCCACGCCGCTTGGCATCCATGTCAGCCAAGCTGGCCAGCCATGACTCCAAGCTTTCGCGCATCGGTATGCTTTTTGGCAGCTTCATGAAGCGCCTAAGCTCTGCGATTTCGCGTATGAACACCGATGCCCCGCCGCTATAGGCGATGAAATATCGCCCATTGTGGTCACGGCTAGTTTCAATGAATTGGTGCTGGCTAAGTCGCAGTGTGTCGCGTTTCACATGACCTCCAAGTGTTCACGTAGCAGCCGCACCACCCCATCGCAGTGCGCCTGATTCAGCTCATCGCCGGCCTTGCCCATGCGATAGGCCAGTTCGCGGGCTGCTTTCCACTCTGCCATGTGGCAGCCCAACTTCCATTCCAGCGACGCAAAGCGCACGTAGAGGTGGTCGCTAGGCTGCGCAATGACAGCGGCCGGCTCCCTGCCTTGCGGCACAGCCGGTTCATCTAAGTCGCGGTGCAGTTTGTCGTCCATCGGCTGTTCGTTCACCGCGCACCCCCTACCACAGGGGCATCCTTAATCAACTGCAGCAGCAGATCACGCTGCCTGAGCCGCGCATTGAGTCGCGCAGCAGCCCGAGCGGCAGCAGCAGCAGCCCAATCAGCAGCAGCAGCCCGAGCAGCAGCATCAGCAGCCCGAGCGGCAGCATCAGCCCGAGCAGCAGCATCAGCAGCCCGAGCGGCAGCATCAGCAGCCCGAGCAACAGCAGCATCAGCCCGAGCGGCAGCATCAGCCCGAGCGGCAGCATCAGCAGCAACAGCAGCATCAGCCCGAGCGGCAGCATCAGCTGGCCAGTCAAGACCTTGCGCCAGTAGATCCATGCCAGCAATCACTGGATCAATGACCTCCTGAACCTTGATGTCTTGTGGAGGCAAACTGCGCAGTTCAGTGGCAAGAAACTGCCAATGGACTTTGCTTAGGTCTTTGCCATCACACTCCACTGCAGCAGGCAATGCCGCAAGAAACGCTTTTGCTTCATTTGCCGGCAGCGCCTCGAAGATATTTTCAGCTATGCGTTGCACAGCAACGGGTAGCCCATACTCTTCTTCGTTAAGTGTTGGATCGGCAGCATGAGCCAAACATCCAATAAAGCAGCCGCGCAAGATTTTAGTGTCCCAGTAAATACCCTGCACAACGGCGTCTGCAGCAACGTGTTCGGCCACACGCTGTTTGAGCCGTGCGGTGTTTTTTGTAAGCATCGGTTGTTTGCTCATGATTCAAACGGAATGAAGTACGGACACTTAGGCTCCTCGCCGGGGTTCAGATTCCTCACCCAACTGACCGCGCGGTCGTCGGGTATATCCCGATGTCGTGCGCAGCTACTCCGTACAGGACACCTGGGTGTGAGCCCCATGCAGCGGGTGTAATCACTCGGCAGCATCTTTACCCCACAGCCGCATAATCATCTCAGCCCTGGCCCACTTGATCGCCATAGCGGCGATGCGGCGATCGGCCTCCGCCAGCGTCGCCTCACCGCCCCCTGAGGCGGCATCGGACCACAACGCAACAAGTTCGTCAGAAGGCGCTGGAACGGGCTGCCACAGCGTGTAAAGCGCGAACGCTAGATGCGTTGCCTCTGAATACGCACTGGGCAGCGGCCCGTGAAACTCTTGCCACCATGCACGAAACATCTGTTCAAAAGCCATCAGCCCAGATCCTCGCTGTAAAACATCGTGCGTGGCCCGTAGAAGTTCTCCAAATCTGGAAAAGCATCAAACAGCACCTGCCTGTTCTGCGGGTCCGCCGCAAGGCCAGCTGTAGCCAAATGTTTCATAAAGTTGCCACCAAAGCGTTGTGCAGTGAGCAGTGTGTGTAGCTGTTGATCCGGTGTCATAAGTGGTGAGTTTTAAGCGATAGCGGTTGGAGGGTTAGCGGGTGTGCTTAGGCGCAGCTTATGGAACAAACCATGCCCGCTGCTTGGTGGAGGCGATCCAGTCGTGGTACGCAGCGCGAGCCTTGTCCAGCACCTCCTGTTCGATCTCTAGAAGCTCCTCCTCGCCAAACTCCTCCAGAAGAATAGCACGAAACTGTGCCCTGTAAATGCGGTCGTATTCCGCCCGCTGCTCAACCGTAGTGCCCCCCTGCAACCTGGAGTTAATCTCGGTTGCAAACTTTAACGTAATGCGCTTCTTGGTGTTGATGCGGTGCAGCCAGTGCGGGTCAAGCGGCACTCCGCTTGCCGCCGCCTTGGCCTTGGCGTCGCTAACCGCACTGCTGAGCGTCGTCACCAACTCCGACAACTCCTTGTGCAGTGTTTCCAAATCCGCGTTACTCAGTTGATCAAGTTTTTCAAACTCGATCTCGGTTGACAACGCATTGCTGAAGAATCTAAGCATTAGCTGTGAAACAGTTAGAGATAAAAATGTGCCCACCTAAGTGGCGGGCACTCCGCTTAGGCACGTTGGCCGAGCAACTCACTCAGCCTTGGCCCTAGGCTTACGGCCGCGCTTGGCTTCGCTGGGATCCGGCTTCGGACCAGCGATCAGGTAGCAGCCCGTGTTGTCCGCCTTCCTGCGCACAGAAAAACGCACGGTAGCGGAACGGGAACTCATGGTGCCCGCAACCTGGCTGATGGTCGTGGGACGATAGCCAGCCTCAGGATCGTGGGAATCGTAATCAACCTCGATGGCCTCTCCGATCTCCAGAGCAGCCAACGCATTACGCAGCGGAGTGGTTTTGGACGTGCGGGTAGCACGATCCGGCACATCCGCCGCCGAAAGAACAGAGAACGCCATAAGCAGTGCGTAGAACGCATCGAAGCCTACACCTTAGGCGCACCTCATGCCGATGTCAAGAGCGGGATCTTCCCTGAACCTGATTCTGAATACTCTTACGCCTAAGTGCGTGGTCCTGCGCCTCGGCTAGACCATAGGTTGTGGACTCCGTGGACCGCTTGACGGCGGAGTACAGCAGCTCCCTGGCATACGCGCTGGGCCGCATCCCCGCAGCAACCGCCAGGTCCTCCAGTAACTGGGCTCGATGCGGATCCAGCAGCAGCTGATAATAGGCCTTAGCCCCGTGCAGCCTGGCCATAAGTGGCAGTGACAATGTGCTAAGCCTACCAGCGCAACGCCGGATCCACATACCTACGCCACGAATTGCTCTGCTGCCTCCGCGCACCGCTGCGCTGCTTCGCGCACCCTCGCCTTACCTGCCTTGCAAACTCCAGAAACGCAGCAGCTCGCTGCAGATCAGCAACAGACGCCTGCCGCATCTCATCGCGCAACCACGCCACCATAAGTTCACGTCCAGTAGGCATAAGCTGCGACGCAACCAAGGTGCATAAGTGCTACGCACCTTAGCCGCTTTGCTACGCCGCTACTTGGCGTCAGCCCAGGTCTTGCCCTGGTTCGCCTCCGCCAGCGCAGGAATCTCGCCCAGCCACAAGCTCTCCGCACCCTCCATCGCTTCCTGCAACGTACGCATCCACTGCTCCTCTAAGCCTTCGCGCACAAGTAAGAGGATTTCATCATGCACCACAGCAGCTAAGCGAGCGGTATTTTCTCCTGCGTCGCGCAACGTAGGCCACAACTTTCCTAAGGCGCATTTAAGGATGGCCGCGCCGCTGCCCTGCACAGGTGTATTGCAGCGAACCGTAACCCTATTCATATCCCCAGGCAGAAACCTACGCATACCGCTAACCGGAATACGCACTTCGGCCCACTTGTCCCCACTCGTCTTGTTGCTGTCCTGGGCGTTGCGTTTCTGCCACTCGTCAATACCGCTGTACGTGGCGTGGAACGTATCCCTAATTTGCTCCGCATCCTCAATAGTCATCGTAATACCCATAGCACCTGCATACTCCCTAAGGCCCTTCGCACCAGCGCCAAACAACAGCCCGAAGTTTGCCGACTTAGCCACCTGCCGGCGCTGCTTCATCTCCTTCGCGTCGTCCACCTCATCGCCGTAAATCGCCTTAGCTGTAAGTGTGTGCAGGTCTTCGTCTGCCTGGAACGCCCTGATCATCGTTTCGTCTTGTGCAATGGCCGCCGCTAGGCGTAACTCCATCTGCCCAAAGTCAGCGCACACAAAACTCCAACCATCCGGCGCTTCAGCTGCAGCCCTAAACGCATTATCCCTAGGCACCTGCTGCAAGTTAGGTTTGACGCAACTCATACGACCGCTTTCAGCACCCAACTGCAAATAGCCAGCGCGAATGAATCCATCATCCTGCCTGTGCTCCAACAACGCACTTACCATCTGCCTACGCTTCTCCGCACGCTTCCAAAGCAGGTAGGTCTGCACAACGCTGTGATCCGCCGCGTAGGCACGCAGAGCCTGGCGCGACGCACTCGGCTTCCCATCCTTGTCAACCGGCACCACCCCCAGCACCTTCGACAACTTCTCGACCAGCTGCTTAGGCGAATTGATATTGAAACCCGCCAAGCGTTTTGTGCCCAAGCGCACCGATCCCTCCGCCTTGGTACGCAAATTGAAACTGCCGTCCTCATCCTTGGGCAGCTTGTGCTCCTCCGGCAATGCCTCATCTAATTCGCGCAACACCTGCTCCCCGTACTTAGCAATATCGCCTTCGAGTACAGCCTGCAGCTCTACCAGCTTGTCCCTATTGAACGGCAGTCCGGTGCGCTGCATCTGCGCCATAGCCGGCAGGCACTTGCACTCCAAGCCGAATGCCGCCGTAAGACGTGCAGCAGCTAAGCGCTCTTGCAGCACCAAATCGAGGTCTAGCAGCGCCTGTACATCGTTCGCCGCATAAGCGAGTTGCTCCGTGCTCAGCACTGGAGCGCTCCAGTCGCTGGCCTGCAATTCCTTGCTAAGTTCGCGGTCTAAGTAGCGCTGCACCACAACTCCCAAGCCGTGCTTGAGGTTGGGAATGCCGTTGTTCAGCAACTTAGACGCCAACATAGTGCAGTAAGTTGTTCCGTTGGGGTATATGCCGTGCTCCTGCAGCCACCCCAGATCGAACACGGCATTGTGCGCGATGTAAGTGCGCGGCGTAGCGAAAAAGTCCCTAATCGTTTGCCACCCACACTCATCAAGTTCCCAGCAGTCGATAACAACGATGGCACGATCGCGGGCACCAATCTGCAGCAAGCGCAGCCCGCCATAAACAGGCTGCAGTCCCGTGGTTTCAGAGTCAAACGCCACCGTCACAGACGGCGCCACCTTCCACAGGTGCTCAACACCAAATAGCACAGGCGCAGCCGCCGATTCAACAACAGTTCCAGGCATGGATCCACAGCGAATAAAAGGCACACCAGACTTTCGCTGGCGCACCTCTTACCCTAGCACACCGACACGTTAAGTGCCGCTGCTGCCCGTGGGCCTGCCGTCACTGCCCGTGGGTCTGCCGCTGGTGCGCGGCGCGGAGCCGGGCGGCTTTGCGTTCTCCCGCCACCTGATCGGCGGCTCCGGCATCCAGGTGAGCAGCTGCTGTAAGAACCGCTCCAGGCGCTCCTCGTCCTGCTGCGCCCTGCGCAACGCCTTGCTCACGTTGCGTCCCATGCGTCTCGCCTCGGTGCTCACTTCCACAGCTCCTCGGCATCGCGCCGCAGCCGCTCCAGCTCCTCGACAGTCCGTTCCACCAACTCAACGGGCCTCGCGCGTATAGGTTCCGTACTTGTCCCATTTCGAGCACTTCGCTTGCGCTGCAACGGTTTTGCAATGGGACAGCCTTCTTCGTTTTCCGGCGGTGTCCCATCTGTCGTACCAGCGCCACCCACGTTTTCCACAACCTCGCCCACGTTTTCCGCAACTGCCCCCTTATCTGTGGAAAACTCCTCACTTGCTATGGGACACACCCCCTCATTTACACCCCCCTGTCCCATTGCAGATTCCGTTCCAGCACAAGGGTTTTGGGCAATGGGACTCTCTCTACAGACTTCTACGCGCGAAGAGCTAAGAACCGCCCGGTAGTGGTGGAGCGCCTTACCCCCCGTCTCACCATTAGACCTATCCGCGACACAGATGAGACCGCGCTTCTCCAGCCGCTGGAGCGCCTTCCTGATCGCGGTGACCCTGCCGCCGACGATCGGATCAGCGTTCAGCTCTGCCCTGGTACGCGCTTCCGGGTAGACCACGCGCAGCCGCGCCAGCACCCGGTCTGTGATGGCACTGGGACCCGTCTCCGCTGGATCGACCTCCGGCACGTAGTCGCTGAGGGTGAAGGTCAGGTCGTCCTCCAGCTTCAGGAGCAGCCCTGTGCCCCCACGACCGCTCCGCGACTTCTCGATGGCTATGAGGCGCGCATTGACCCCCACGGCCTCTTGCTGGCGCTCTGAGGGCCGTTTCAGCGCCCACACCTCGTCCACCGCATCCCTAATTGCCGAAGTCCCCCTAAAACCGCCCTGCTTATTCGCGTGATGAATAATTAGGATGGTTGTTGCTGGAAAAAGTACGCCGTTATTACGCGTAAGCCAGTACAGCGGCGTCGCAAAGTCACTCTTATTCTCATCGAACGCCTTACCCCCACTGCAACCAATAAGCGAATCAATCACAATTAGACTTGGCTTTATCTCCTGCACAAGGCTTATGAACTGGGCGTAGCGCTGGAGCGACCAGTCGGTGCGAATCGTCACCGGGGCGTAAGCGGGCATCTCAACCTCCTGGAGCTGCTCCTGGAGTTGCACCAGCGGCTGGTCACCGTTGAGCAGCAGCACAGGCCCCTGCTGGACTGGTACGTGCTTCCCGCGAATGACGAACGGCAGCCCCATGGCTACGTGCTTCGCCAACGTCCACGCCGACATCGACTTACCATCGCCACCGGCCCCATAAATTAGTACAACGGAAGGGCTCGGCAGCAGGTCCGGTATCACATACTTGCGCTCAAATTCCTGCTCCATAAGTTGGGCGATGGACATGGTATCTGTCTGCCCCTCGTACTGAATCTGGTCTACAAGCAGACGCTCCAACGCCTCCTTATCCCGATACCCCGCCTCCACCGCCAGGGCGTGCATCTTGTAATTCAGCTCCGCCGGATTATCAATATGCAACACCTCCTTAGCGCGGCGAATCACCTCCGCAAAGTCGAGTACGACATGGCGGTACTGCTGCGCCTGCGTTGCCTCGACCTCCTCAAGCGTGCGCCTGCTTGAGTCCTGAAATCGCAACCTCTCGGGGTCGTAATCGTCCGCCAGCTTGACCAAGCTGCCCAGGCCCAGGTTCCCCGGCTTCCCCACCCGCTCCACAAGGCGCGGCCACTTCTCCTCGCACGGATTCCCCTTAACCCAGTCGTCCTGGAACGCCGGATCCTGCTCACTCCAAGCCGCCCACAGCGCCAAGCCCAACTCAGTCGGCAGGGCCTCGGCCACCATCGCCCCCACTGCCCACCACTGGTCCTCGCTGCCCCTGCCCAAGTGAGGCAGCACCTGTAGGCAGTCATGGACGATCTCCGCTACCTCGTCCTGCGTCCTCCCCGAAAAGTCCAGGCCCCTCCTGTTCTTAACCAGCCCCTGCTGGATCGGCACCTCGGCCTGTTTCCTGGCCCGCATCTCCGCCAGCAACCACTCGGGCGCATCGGGAATCGCATTGAAGTCCCCCGAAACCAGCTGATAGGCGCCCGGCTTGGCTTTGCCGTCACTCGATCCCGGATACGCGCCAGCAATTACGCCCTGCATACCCCACAAGATTTCGTAACCGCACTGCCCCTGGCTAAGCGTCATGCCACGCACAAGACTGCGCTGGTCCGCTGGCACGCGAAACACAAACTTCGCCGCATTCTTCTTAGTGCTGCGAATCTGCGGCGCCGCGCTTACCGAGTCGCCCCACTTCTGCAACAGCGTGCTGAGGTTGGCATCGACATCCAAGATCACGATCCCATCGCTGCGGATGCCGGTGAACAGACCGACCGCCGGGAACACCTCAGGGCGCTTCTCCAGCAGCAACGCCACGTCCTCCGGGTTGAACCGCCGGTGGTGCGAATCCTCGTGAGGGGCCTTGCCGGTGCTCACCGACTGGTGCTTCCCAAACGTCTGGCCCTTGGCGTAGATCGGCGCGTAGGCAGGGCCGATCGGCAGCGATCGAACAAACTCGATCAGCGCCTGGTGCGTATCCATGTGCTAAAATCCGGTGTGTAAAGAAGACGTGCGCCCTTCGCCAGCCCTGCTGCGAGGGGCGTTTTCACATGGTAAGCCCTAGGCCCTGCACACGCAACGGTGTACTAGGCCGTAAGCCGCTCCGGGTGCTACACTGCTTAGGCAACCGGCACCGCCCCCACGGGCACCGCCTCCTGCACCCACCTCAAAACCGCCTACCACCCCCTTATGGGACTCCTTTCCAAGAACGCCCAAGCCGCCGTCGCCGGCGGTGGCGCTTACCTCAACCCCAGCAAAGTCGCTGCCGGTTCCTCTGTCCGCTTCTGCCTCCTCAGCGACGAGCCGCTGGAGTTCTACGAGCTGTGGGCCGAGGGCACGGACGGCAAAGCCAAGCCCTTCCGCTTCGACTCTGAGCCCAGCCCCGACGACATCGCACTCGCTCTCGGCGACTACACCCGCCGCATGAACCGCGAAGGCACCGGCGTCGAACCCATGAAGTTTGCCCTCGCCCTGCCCGTCTACAACTTCGAGACCGCCCGCGTCGAAGTCCTCCAGCTCAGCCAGAAGTCCCTGATCCGCGAACTCGACGCGGTAAGTCAGATGGAGGACTATTCCGACATCACCGCCATCGACTTCCAGCTTGGCAAGGAAGGCAGCGGCCTCAACACCGAGTACAAACTCACCCCCGTCCCCCGCAAAAAGGGCGCCGACAAGGAGATCGCCGCCGCCTGGGAAGACACCCGCTCCGCCGGCTTCGACATCAGCCGCCTGCTGGAAAACGGCGACCCCTTCAAACCCGCCGAATAAGTTGCGCCGCAGTAAGCTGTAGCTGGTTATCAATGGTGAGGCAGGCGCTAACCTGCCTCTTTTTATTGCATAAGTTACGCCGTACAATGCCTTACATCACCCACTTAGCCTGTGCCTACTGCGTCGCCTGAATCCGCCAACACGCAACTAAGTGGCTTGGGGGTTTGCTATTATTTAAGAGCAGCGGTGCGCCAACACCCTGCTCCATGACCAACCGAAACACCGGCTGATGGCTAAATCATACAAGACGCTGCCTACTCCTACCGACCTCTGGGAGCACTTTGATCTTGAGCTATGGACTGGACGTCTAATCCGTAAATCTATAGCAGGGTCTACTACAAAACTAGGCTACTTTGGACGTAGATCTTCCAAAGGATACGTATGCGGTGTTTTTAAAGGTAAAAGCTATTATGCACACCGCCTTGTCTGGTGTTGGATATATGGAAGCAGCCCTGGTTCACTAGAGGTTGACCATATAGATCGTAATAGATCGAATAATACACCATTTAATCTTAGGCTTGTTCCAGCGCGTTTACAGGCTAGGAACACGTCTTTATACAAAAATAATACTTCTGGATTCAAGGGTGTGCGCAAACTTCCTCGTACACAATCTTCGTATCAAGCACGCATACGAGTTGACGGAGTGCTAATACATCTTGGATGCTTTAATAATAAGGAACTTGCTTATATAGCATACAAGCAAGCAGCTAATCGGTATTTTGGGGAACTCGCGGACTGATTCTTTTTTCCTGTAGTAGACTTTAAACACAGTTTCACTTTTTTGATGGCTATTCCTCAAAATACGCTGCTTACTCTTGGTGCAGAGCGTCTAGAGCGTGATGATGTATCAGATCCAGCAGGGCGTATATACAGAGATTCCAGTGGAAATGTATATTATAGCGTCACCCGCATCCTTAAGGAGACAAGCAACAGCAAAGCAGCCCTAGAAGCCTGGGCCGCCCGCCTAGGTGAAGAACTCGCTGCCGTCGAGCGCGACACCGCCGCCACCCGTGGCACCCTTACCCACAACTCCGCCGAGTACGTCCTGCGCACCGCTAAGCGCATGGCCGAAGCCACCGCCAAGCGCCGCAACTCCTGGTACGCCAAACCCGACGGTCTGGAGCGCGCCCCAGCACCCCTCACCAAATGGGCCATCAAGCAGGTGATGCCCAGCGCCCCGAAGCCCGGCCTCTCTGCCTCCGGCTACTGGCGCAGCCTAAGTGGGTGGATTAGTGAGAATGTGACTGCTATTCACGCCATTGAGTTCAGCGTTCACCACCCGGCGGGCTACGCAGGTACATGCGACGCCCTCTTAGACGTAAGAGGTAAGGGGCCGCTTGTCGTTGATTGGAAGACATCGTTCAACAAACGCTCCGAAGAACTCTTAGAGGATTACATGGACCAACTGGGCGCCTACAGCCTCGGGCTGCGCCACATGACAGGCCTCCAAGCGCGGGGCGGCATTGTTGTCGTAGCCCGCCGCGTCGGCCCGCCCAACATCCGCGAACTAAGCGCTCTGGAGCTGCGCGGCGCCGAGTGCCGCTACCTGGAACGCTGCGAGGCTCACTTCGACGCCCTCCACAAGCGGCTAAGCGGCGAGGCCTAGCCGCCCCTTCGCTGCCAAGGGACTTAGCACCCGCTCCGCTTAGCCTCTTAGTACGCACAACTTGCAGCTCACCGGCTTATGGCCCGCACAATCGAGTTCGACGTGGAGCGCCTCCTAGGCCGCCTAAACGTCTTGGAGGGCACGCAGATCAAGTACGCCGGCAGGCGGGTCTTGCATCGCTTCGGTTTTGAGGCCCAACAACACTTAGGCCTGCAGATGGCCGGCAGATTCGAGAACCCCGTAAGTTATACGCTTAGCTCACCTCGTTACGATCGCAACATTACCGAAGAGCCTGGAGCGCTAAGCCTGCGCCTCTTCATTAACCCCGATGGCTCCAAGGGCACCGCTCCAGCCACCTACATCTATCCCACAGATGCTGGCAGCTCAAGCCATACCGCCTACACCACCCGCTTCGGAAAGGGCCTAAGTAAGATTGGCGTTACGAATAAGTTTCCTGTTCCTTACGTCGGTGGTAGGGAGGTGCGTACCAATAAGTACGGCAACATGCTGCCCAGCCAATATCAATCGACCCTAAGGGCATTGCAGGGAGACAAGTCCAGCATCTTCGCGCTGCCGAACGGCTCAAGCGGCGGCCTTCTCCCCCCAGGTATCTACAAGCGCCGGGGCCGCACCGCCTACCTCCTCTTCGCCCTCCTCGACAAGGCCCCAACGGTCCGCACCGCCTTCGACTTCTACGGCATAAGCCAGCGCCTAGCCCAACAGCGCCTCCCTAAGTTGCTAAGGGAGGAGCTAAGCAAGGCGCTAAGCAGCTAAGCGGCCGCGCAGCCACGCCCCGCTGCGGCCCTGCGGCTAAGCAGCCAAGTGCTAAGTCTTGCAACACCCCTTACGCGCTACCCAGCGCCTACCCCAGCAGCCTATGCTACGCTTACCCGTGTTACACCCCTTAGCCCTTATGCTTGCACCCCTTATCCGCTTAGCCGACGCCGCTTACCGCGCAGGCGTGCCGCTGATGAGCGACACCGCCTTCGACCGCCTGGTACGCCTCGCCCCCAACGCCCTGCCTCCCATCCCCACACCGCTGCTCAGCCTCGACTGCCACCCCGAACCCGAGGCCTGGCTGGCCCGCAACCCCGGCCCCTACGCCGTCCAACTCAAAGCCGATGGCGTAAGCGTGAACCTCGTCTACCTCGACGGCCGCTTCAGCCACGCCCACCTT